GGGCGCAGTTGCCCTTGATGCTGAAGGTGCCCCTCTCTCTGAAGATTATGATCAGCCTGCCAAAGCCTCGTTCCTTCTCTGACATTTCGCACTGTCCCGAGTGCGGGACACTCTGGCACGACAAGCCCATTCCAGAAGCAAGTCGTTGGCTATTCGGGAATAGCGAATGGTTTTCGCGAGTGATTGCCATCAGCTCCCTGCAGCAAGATCGTTGCATTGCCTATCAATGCCCCGATTGCCACACTTGTTGGGACCGCGACACTGGCGCAATTGTTGACTCTTACGATCTTTCATCATGACCATTGTTCTTTCTTTTTTCTCTATCATCCTCCTTGCCTCGCCTATCATGGCGTGCAAGCAGCCAATTGCCAGAGTAGGCTCATGTCCCCTCGGCTACTACAGCAACGGAAGCTATTGCATTCCTAGCCGATAAGGGCGATAGTGGCTTGTTACGATCTTGCCCTGTCCCGAGTCATGCCCTCGTTCGAGCGCTTTGAGCCCAAGCGAATCAGCCTCAATGGAAAGAGGCATTACATTTGCGAAGGCTTCCCAAACGTGCCAGAGGGCATGCTCCTTCCTTCCGTCACCACTGCGCTGTCCTCCATGGCGCCAGTGGCGAAAATCATGGCAATCATGAACTGGCGGAAGCGCGTGGGGACTGACGAGGCCAATAGGCGCACTCGTCTTGCTGCCAATCGCGGCACCTGGCTTCATGGCGTGATTGAAGATTGGTTCAATGGGGAAGATATTGAGCATCATTTAGAAAAGGCGCCGGAATGGGCCATCTACTTTCAGACGATCGATCCATTTTTGGAGCATATTGCAGAGCCGGTTCTGGTTGAAAGCGCAGTGGCCTGGTTCGATCTTGACGAAAAAATTGGCTATAGCGGCACGTTGGATATGGTCGCAAAAATGGCTGATGGTCGCATTGCCCTGATCGACTGGAAGACAAGCTTCAAAGAGAAGCCCGACTATCAGCTAGCCGATTACAAACGACAGCTCGGGGCCTATTCGATGGCGGCAGAACAAATGTACGACACCTCCATTGACGAGGCTTGGTGCGTTATTTCCTGCTTTGACCCAGAAGAGGAGAACAGCAAGAGCCTGCTCCAGTTGGTCCACCTTGACGGCTTTGAGCTGGTGGCGCAGCAACGCATCATGGCCGACACTGTAAAGAGATATTTCAATGAGCACTACCCTGGCGGCCGAGCATTTGCGCTGACGATGGATAAGGGGTAGGATTGGCAAGCCCGAAACGGGCCATACCATCACTCCCCTGGAGAAACACAATGGCTGGAAAGCCTCCAATCACCGCCGCAATCGATCTCACCCCTGACGTGCTCAACGCACTGAAGGCCGCTGGTCCCAACGATCGTGGCAACTACTCCCTCGACCTCGCCGTCTGGGAGAACACTCGTCGCACCTCCGACCGTGCCCCTGGCTATACGGGCATGGTCAAAGTGAAGGGAGCCGATCGCGACGCTCCCAAAGGCTACGCTTCAGTGTGGACCAATATTGGCAGTTCTGACGATCTGTTCTGACAGTGAAAAAAGAAGCTCTTTATTTTTCGCTATTGCCCGCACTGGTGTTAGCGCTGCTTCTGGCAGGTGGTCCCGTTTATAACGTATGGAGTCAAGGGCTCAACGGAAAAGCGGAACTTCAAAAAGCTGAATACACAAGACAGGTGGCCGTTCTCGAGGCTCAAGCAAAAATGGATTCCGCGTCCAAGCTTGCAGAAGCTGAAGTTGAACGGGCCAAGGGTGTTGCTGAGGCTAATCGCATTATTGGCGACAGCCTCAAAGACAATCCTCGCTACCTGCAGTATCTGTACATCACTGGCCTTCAAGAAGGCAGCGAAAAAGGTAATCGTACCATTTTCGTCCCCACGGAAGGCGGCATGCCAGTGCCTACACTGGACGCCAGCAAATGATCACAAGGGGCTTCGGCCCCTTTCTTTCTCTTCATTAAAACCATGCTTCTCACTGATAAAGAAATCAGCAAACTTGCTGAAAACGACTTGCTCATGCCCTATGTGGGCGAAAAGCGGCGCAGGCTTGACAGTGGCATCAAGGCCATTTCCTACGGGCTTTCCCAAGCTGGCTATGACATTCGGCTTTCAGACAAGCAGTTTTTAATCTTCGATGGGAAGGCTTTCAGGGCTGCAGATCGCCCCATTCTCGACCCCAAAATGCTTGATTGCCAGCCTTGCGAGGCTGTGTTGAATCATGGCGACGGAGAATCTTGGTACATCCTTCCTCCCAACAGCTTCGGACTTGGCGTGAGCGTAGAGCGTTTTACCATGCCCAATGATGTGTTTGCCTTGTGTGAAGGCAAAAGCACTTATGGACGCATTGGCTTGATCGCCAACATTCTCCCCATTGAACCTGGCTGGACTGGTTATTTGACTATGTGCCTCGTCAACCCCACTGCCTTTCCATTGAAGCTCTATGTCAACGAAGGCATTGCGCAAATTGTCTTCTTCCGTTGTGGCACCGTTGACAAGCCCTACGAGGGATACTATCAGGATCAAGGCGCTAAGGTGCAGTTACCTGCCGTCTAGTCTTGAGCGCTCTTGAAGATCAATTCCTGGGTTTCTGGCAGGCGCATTATCCTCAGTTCTCCTTAGAGCGAGAATATAGCGACATCGAGGCCTGGGAAAAGGACTATCAAGAGCGCTATTCCCGCAGTAAACGTTCAAAAAGGTATCGTCTTGACTTTGCTCACCCCGACTCTCGCATTGGCATCGAAATACAGGGTGGTGTTTATAATCGTGGCCGCCACGTCACTGGCTCTGGTTATGAGCGAGATTGTAAAAAATACAATCTTGCCTATACGAGCGGCTGGACAATCTTTCTTCTCACTTCTACCATGGCCAAAGACTCCGCCTGGCTCGCGATGATTGCTGGGCATATTGCTGCACAACTTCAGCAGCCTCGTTAAGCATTTCTTCGGCAGCGGCCAAATCATTGTCTCGCTGAGCCATTGCCTGGCGAAGCTGAATGTTTTCAAGCATCAAGCTCTGAACGGCAGTCTGCATGGAGCACCACCCTTGCAACAAGTTCTTGGATACTTCCTTAAGCTGCTTTAAGTCGGTGCAATCGTCAATGGCCCTCTTGTTCACCGTCAGGGCGAATTCCCTTTCGGCTGAATGCTCAAATGGCCCCATAACTGCATGAACGTGACGATTGTTGAATGTTAGCTCAACTGGCAAACAAAATTTCATTGGCTTCTTCATTTTTTTTAAGCCTAGGCGGCATGGATTGGAGACTATGGAGGAAAGCCGAAAAAGGAGAGGACGGCTTGCCGAAAATCACGGTGCTGTCTACAATTGCAAGGCGTTCGGCTTTCCCCTGGTGTTGAGGCCCGAAAAGACCACCGCCGAGACATACGGCGAACTCTTTGCCTTGTTAGTCACGGCTGCCATAGCCTCTGCCTTAAATGGCTGGCTGCTAAGCATTTGTGCCTCCTTCTTCTTTCCATCGTTTTCTCTTGCCTTCTGGCAATGGTGGCTCACCGCCTTCACTTGGCGTTGTCTGTTCAGCTCTCGTTCTTCTGACTGATGCATTCTCTCCCCTCCATCGATCCTCTTCAAGACGGCAGCAGCGAAGTGAGACTGCTTGACTTCATGGGCAATAGTCTGTCCGTGGTCAATGATGCTCGTCAAAGCTTTGAAAAAGCTTCCATTGATTGGTCCGACAAAGACGCCAAACTCCTGAACTATCTGGCTCGCGAACACCATACCAGTCCATTTCGTGGCGTGGTTCTTAAATGGTTCGTGAAGGCTCCGCTGTTCGTGGCCAGGCAATGGTGGAAGCATACAGTTGCTTGCACTTATGTGGATGACCAATTGGGCTGGAACGAAAAAAGCTATCGCTATTGCTCGGCAGAAGATGCTGAGTTTTACATGCCTAGCCTTTTCCTGGAACAAAGCGAGAGCAATCGACAAGCCTCTGCAGGGCCCCTGTCCGACGAAGAGCAGCAACGGGCCAAGCTTGCCTATGCAAGCGGCTTGTGGGCGGCTAAAGCGGCCTATGAGGACCTTTTAACGATGGGAGTGAGCAAGGAGCAGGCTCGCGCCGTGCTTCCTGCTGCTATGTACACTTCTTTCGTCTGGACTTGCTCGCTACAAGCTCTCCTGCATTTCATCAGTCTTCGTAAGGGAGCTGGTGCTCAAGGAGAAATTGTTCTCTACGCCGATGCATTGTTTGCTCTTGGCCGGCCAGTGGCGTCAGAAGCCTTTGATGCGTTTGCTGCCAACAACTATCAATTCTGATCATGCACGACCCCATCAATCCATCGCACTACACTTCCAGCCCCATTGAGTGTATTGAGGCCATTGAAGCATCAATGACGACGGAAGCCTTCAAGGGGTTTCTCAAGGGCAACAGCATCAAATACTTATGGCGCTACCAGCAGAAAAACGGCGCAGAGGATTTGCGCAAAGGACAGTGGTATCTTGAGCGCTTGATCGCCATTAAGGAAATAGAAGAAGCTCAAGCTCAAAGGATTGCTGAGCAAAGCAAAGAAGTGACTCTGCATATTGCCGAGCACGACCCCGACTCCTATATGATCAGCGGATGTCCTGATGGCTTCTGTCCATTGCCTAGCGTGAGGCAAGGGCCTCCAGAAATGTTCAAGCCAGTCAGCTAACCAGCTAGTCCCAATTGCAAAGAAAGCGGCCACACACGGGCCGCTTTTTCATGCGCTTCGTGGATAGGCACGATTCGCTGCGTTTCGTGCATCCAAGCTTCCCATTCTCCAATGGCAGTGTGAGCACTTACAAAGCTATGAGCATAAATCCATGTCATCAATGCGTCTTCACGCTCTTGCGTCCAGAATTGCTGCGGACGCCACCATTCAAACAGTGGCAAATTGCTCTTTGCTGCATTGCAACTCAGGCACGAGGGGGCGCTGTTCCACTTGGCGAAATGTGGCCCTCCCTTGCTCTTGGGCACAATATGGTCAATGGTTAGCTTTTCGTTCCATCGCCCGCAATAGGCGCAGGCGCAATGGTTGAAGGGGCCTCGCACTGGATAGTCTTCAAAGATGCTTTTGCGGAAACGGCGCTTCGCCTCTCCAGGGCGTAAAACAGACAAAGAATAAAGAAGATTCTCTGGTCCATTTTCTTGCCGCATAGCATCACAATGCTCGCTTGTTTCTAGCTTAAACCACTAAAGGCAACAGAGGAGAGAATGTAGAATAGAAGAAAAAGTGTCACGGCTCCAATGAAATCTTGGCAAGAGAAGGCCGCTGACCTGGCGGTGACCGTTACGGCTGGTATGCTTCTTGCCACTGGTGGCACTATGGTGGCTATTGGTACGCAACAAGCTCGCATTACCACGCAAGTGGAAACCGTCATTGAAAAACTTGATGCTCTCACGGAAAATATTAAAAGCCTTGAAGCTCGCGTGCGTTCCCTAGAAATTGAGCGCTAAGCTAAAAGAAAAGCCTTGTTTGTCATGACCTCCATTGAATGGTTTGTTGTTGGCGGCATTGTCATCGCAGCCGCTGACCAAGTGATTCAACACACTCCCTGGAAAAGCAATAACGTGGTGCAGCTTCTTCTGACCGGCCTCAAAGCAGTCTTTCGCGTGAAGGGTTGAGCATGTCTGCTGAACAGGCTTTCTGGAATCAGTGTTTTGATATTGCACGCAAATGCGGAGCACGGTTTCCAGAACTTGTTGCGGCTCAATGCTGTCTTGAAAGCGGCTTCGGCAAGCATTTTTCAGGCAAAAACAATGTGCTTGGCCTGAAAGGCGATGGCTCTACCGTCTCGACAAAAGAATTTTACGATGGACAATGGGTGACTATTAGGGCGGGATTCATTGATTTCCCTTCCATCGCCGCTTGCATTGAATACCTAGTTACTCGCTGGTATAAAGACTATCGCCATTTCAAGGGCATCAACACGGCCCCCAACCGCTACGCAGCCGCCCGCATGCTTTATCAGCAAAGCTATGCCACGGATCCTGGTTATCCGGCAAAGCTTTCAAAGTTGATGAAGCAATACGCTCCTGAATCTACTGTTTCTGCCATGATTGGTCCCAAAAAACGCCCGCAAGATTTCGGCTTCAAACAAGGCGACTCACATCTTGTCGTGAATGATGCCAGTGAAACCATGAAGGCTTTTTCCTTTGAGGGAAAGCTTTTGTGGGAGATCCCCTGCTTAGCTCGTGGACAGTACAGCGATTTTGAATGGAAGCTGCAAAATTCCGACACTCCACCGGGGCTATATCGCGTGGGGGCGATTTACAAAGACTATGAAACCAATGGAGACAACGCAAAATACGATCGCACGCTGATGGCATACGGCTGGTACAGCCTTGATCTAATTGATTTGGAAGGTCAAGAGGGTGGCAATGGCAGAGCAGGCATCATGATCCATGGCGGCGGGTCCGCGTGTGGATGGCCAGGCGCTTGGGCCCCAAAGCAAAAGCTATTTCCAACTCACGGCTGCGTTCGTTGTCAAAATATTGATCTTCGGGACAAAATTTTGCCGCTGACCAAGCAAGGAACAATTTGGGTGAGCGTCTGGCAGGAGGGCTGATGGCCTGGCAGCAATGGCTTTTCGCGCTGTGCTATGAGCTTGCTCTTGAGCTGGCCAAACGACGCCCTTCTATTGCTTCTAAATGGTGGTACAAGCAGCTCCTGGAATGGTGCCGTCCTGCGTGGGTGGAATGGAAAACCGAAACCACGCTGCAAGCCGTTGACAAGCAAGCCAAGGCGTTAATAGAGCAATGGGAGGAAGAGGAGAGAGAGCATCGTTCAGAAGCCCTTGCGGCGAAGGCTAGGGAGCTTTTCCCTCAGGCCACCGTCACGCCACTGCCTAATACAGTAGTGCCCAGCGTGATGATCGTCCACGAAGCGTCAGACGATGCCAGTGACGACATAAAAGCTCTAGGCGCAGAGCTCCGCATCACTTGGACACTTGGCAGTCCAGACCCTTTCCTATGAGGTTATGAAGGGTCATAAAATGATCTAAGCCATCGCCATATTCCAGGCCGAAAACGTCGTAAATGGCCCAGCGATAAGAGCCCCTGTCTTGCACTTCTGCCTTGTGCATCAGCTTGCACACTTGCCGAAAAGCCTGTGCCCGGCCTTCATAATCAAGACTGTCCCACCAAGCATCATCTTCAGCATCTTGCTGCTTTTGATAATTTTCAAAAGATTCTCTGAGCAGCTTGATTTCAGCGGAATTTAGCCAATCGTCCATCGTCATGCCATCACCGGCCCCTGAAGGCTAATGTACAGCATCCTCCACTTTTGGGCTTCCTTTTCGTGATATGCCGCCCATTCTTCAACGGCGCCAAGGATTAGCCCATAAGCTTGGCTGCAATCATCTTGATTACACATGAGTTCAGACAGCGCTTCGCCAATGGCTTCTTGCTGCAGTCTTAAATGTTCATTCATGAAAGACAAGGCGATGAATGAGAGATGGCTGAATCATACCACCGCCGCCTTATGAATCACACTTGCTGACCAGCAAAAGCGCCTATGCCCACGGCCCAACAGAGGTGTTGGCACCGGACGCGCTGATCGGCCAAATGGCGAAGTAGGAGCCAGCAACGGTTGAATAAGCGCCGCCTGGGGCAACACTCAGTGTGTATTGCGGAATGAACGTGCCACCTTCATTAATGCTGACCGTGCCAGTAATGGACCAAAATCGCGATGCTGTTGCAGTGCTGGTCGATGCGCCAATGGATAAATTGCTCGTGCTTGCTGTTGCAAAAGCATCGGGGCCAAATACAACCGGCAACGCAGTAGTCCTGCTAACAACTTGACCTATATAAAGAATGTTGTTAACGGTTGCGGTTCCGCCAAAAGAAATGCCAAGACTGTGGCTAGTCCCGCCTGCGGTTTTAGTTAGAGCGCATTTGTATTCAAATGCATATACCGTGCTTGATTGGAGCGTGACGCCAACACCAAATACTGATTGCGCTGTGTTGCTATTGCTGCCGACGTAGTTGCTATCCAGCCGATAGAACATCATCGACGGCGAAACGCCACGGCTGACTGGCGTGGTGTACAGAACTTTGCCATCAAACTCAGCAGCACCAGCGGTTGCTGATGTCAGAAGGCTGCCAGACTGAAAGGTAAGTGGCGACAGAGAGCTAGTGCCAGCCGCCAGCGTCAAGTTGTTGGTCAGCGTGCCGCCAGAGAAGCCGCCTGCCGCGCTCCAAGTTGGCACGGCTCCAGCTCCAGCAGAAGTGAGCACTTGTCCGCTGGTGCCCGCTGCCCCATTGAGCTGAAGCGGACCCTTGAAATCAGCGCCAGTTAGTAACTCTCTAGTCATCAGCCAACTACCACCACGCGGTAAGCATTAGAAGCTGGAGCAGTGGCAAACACTACCGTCAGAGTGTTGGTGGTGGAGTGCGCAACGTCGGTGATCACTTCGTCGTAGGTGCTGTTGTTATAGACGGTAACATGCACGTCACGACTGCCGAGGTTGTGGGTGATCGTGTAGCTGGTGTTGCTGCCGTCACCGATGCTGGCCGAGTATTTCTTGATTCGGCCTGACCACGTTGCCAGCTTTAGCGGAGTGACAATGCGGGCGTCATCAGTGCCGGCGTCAACTTCGGCTTGTGTTGCCAGCTCGGCAATACCCGCTGTGGATTCGCTCGCTGCTGGCGCTGCGGTGCCAAATGTCACCCAGCTAATCGTGCTGCTACCAATAGTGCCATTGACTTGGTCTTGGCGGTAGGTGGTGCCGGCACTAGTGCCTTCTTCGACTGTGGTGACGGCTTGCTCCAGCTCAGCAAAAGTGCTTGCGTCCAGCGAACGGGTCATGGCAACGGCATCGCCGTTCCACACGTAAATGCCGTTTTGCGAGTCTGTTGACTGAGCCCGAACCAGCACTCGGTCCTGGCTGGCCATCGTAATGCCATTGATAGTGGCACCGGGGCTGCTTAGATCAAGGTTGGACTGAGTGGCAACACGGCAAGAATCCTTCCATGCAAGACCTTCCACCAGGGAATCGACGTAAGACTTGGGCGCCGCGTCGCCAGAACTACTTGGAGAAGGAAGATTGACAACCTTGGAAACCGACTGGAAGTCAAAGTCGGTAAAAATCTTTTTAGCCATATCAGGTTAGTCTTGCAAAGCCGGCGGTTGGCACTGTGAACAGTATAACTGTTTGATTAACACTAGAATGCGAAACTTCAGCTTGAACTTGTTGACTGCCGCTATCGTACACGTCTACATTTGGCTTGTAACCAAGATTGTGATTGATCGTCCAAGTTGACGATGGAGATGATTGAGTGAAGTTAAAAGATAAACTTTTCCACTCTGTATCGTAGTCAGAACTGGTTTTCTTGACTAGCAATTGGCTGGCCGTTCCGCCCGAAGGTACGCCCGGCCCCGGCACTCCTTGCGGGCCATTGCTCGATTGCTCAATAAATACGCTAGGAGATTGCTCAATTGCTACGGACGGGGCGGAGTCCGTAGTAATTACAATCACAGCGCCGTCTTGACTGATTGTCATTGGAAACTAAGTCCCCGGTTCAAATAGGCATTGCCTTCCAAGATATAATACGCATCATTGCTGGGTTCTGTGATCAAAATATCATATTGTCCTTGCTCGGTAATACCGCTGGTCCCAGAAGCTTCTAGGCGAATCTTAAAAATACCACTAGCCTGATTCACGTAGGAAACGGCAAAATCGGCAAGCTTGTCGGTTCCCAAACGATTATACAACTTAGACACAATTGTATATCCGCTCATGTTTATCGGCACGCCAGCGTTGCTTTTATACTGCACTTGCAGTTCAAACGTTGCCCCTTGGTAAATGGCAATGTCGTACTTTCCCGGCGTAATCATAACTTCTCCTTTTCTTTCATTGTAAGAAGATTACACTACTTCCACCCATCCAATCATCCCGAGAGCCTTTGCGCTTAAGGCACTGTCTACGGTGAGAATAAGAGTGTCGCTAACACCTGAAGCGTTTTGACCAAGCGCCAAACGAATGGCTTCTGCCACTGCATAATTGTTTGCGCTTCCCTGACTGACAAAGCCGGCGTCGATAATGGTGCCACCAGTTGCCGTGCCGCTTGTAGTCACCTCCACATTGCCCCTGCCATTATCAGCAGCGGTCCAAACCACTCCAGAAAGCGTTGGATTGAGACGAAGCCGCCAAAGCACCACATCGCTTGAGGCAGTAGTAGTGGAAATACGCACGGGAAGAATCACATTGCCAGTGCGGCCACTAGCCATGCGAATGCCAGCAGTAATGCGCTCTCCAGAAGTATTGGGGACAGCCGCAAGATCGTGGCCCACCGAATAAACTGCACCATCAGGCTCATAGCCCCCTTCACTCAGCAAGCTGCAGCAAATATGCTTCATTGTCGCGCCAGAGGCCTGAACGCTAGCGTTGCGCAAGCGGTAGGACAATGGAAGAATGGCAGTGGTCATGTAGACACTATTGAGCGCGTTGTAGTGCTCAAACTCGTGACAATAAATGATTTCTCCATTGACCACAAAGCCGCATCGCACACGCCCCACTCCTAACCATTCCAAGTCAGCAGTAAAGATTTGCGCTTTTGCGAAATCTAAAGAATCAAGAGTGTCAAGATTCCATTCTGATTGATTTACAACGTCTTCTTGTACTGTGCCATCGGCATAGCTCCGAATGACAAACTGCACTGTTGTACCACTCGCTCTGACCATCACGCCATTTTGATCGTTGAACATGCCCACTTCTTGGATGAGGCCTGATGCCAGTGGGGAGCCAGCGAAACTCTGCAAAAGCATCATGCTCTTGCCGGCTTGATAAGGAAAGTTCTGTTTGGTACGCCTAAGCACAGTATCGCCAGAAGCAGTGGTGGTGGTCATCGCCACACTGCTTTGATTGGTTAAAAACGTGGAAGTGCCACTGCCAACAATTGCATCAAACCATTGATCAGGACGCTTGTCATAGCGCATTGTGCTATCAAAAAGCGTATAGGGAGCACTGGTGCGTTGCCTGCCAAACGCATCCACCGCTCCACTATCTACGCCAGTTTGCAGGAGCTGACCGCGATAGTCAGCAAGAATGTGCGTTTCAAACTGTTCGCCACCCTTCAATACTTGTCCCACAATCCATAGCCCTTTTTTACATCTTACTCTTTTTTCGGCATATAAGCTTCTTCGTATTCAGTGCCAATGGAAAGCATGGCTTCGATTACGCTTTGCGGAGCATAGCCACAGCCCATCATGAACTGATAGAACGCTCGCATCATTGCAGAAGCCGTGTCGGCGCTGTAGGTGTGATTGATTTCTTGATACGAACACGTATCATGCGTCACGCCATCATCAGAAAAACGATGGGAAAAGGAAATGGAATTGACGAAAGCCATTGCATGAAAAGAGGCCAGCCCGAAGACTAGCCTCTCGTTTGCCCATCGTCAACTAGCGCTTGCCCTGTCCTCGTAAAAGTTTACGACCGTGACTGGGACGACTGTTTTGCCCATTGCCCTGCCTGGTGCGTTTGGGCGTGCTGACGATAATGCGCTTTGAGCTGGATGCTCCTGCCTTGCTTTTGACGGCCACGATGGACTGACGAAAGCATTAGTTTAGCTTTGCCAAGGCACTCCGGCTTGGCGACTGGGGGCATGTTTTTCATCGAGCTGCATTTGAAGAGCAGTTTCGATTTCCTCCACCTTATCTTCGCCCAGTTTTTCTTTCAGCCAGCCCACGCAAATTTCTTCCGTGAGGCTGTCGAAAGGAATCATGTCGTCTTCGGGACGCTCAAGACCCAGGGAGCCATAAGCACCGGCCGAATAAACGCCGTCATTGGCATCAATTGTATAGTGCAGTGTAAAAACGAAGCCGTCTTGAGTCTCGCGCTCAAGGTTGGCAATTCGCCAAGTAAAAATGGTTTCCATGGAAAGTCAATTGACTTGAGACAGTCTACAAGAAAACAATGGTCACGCTCATTAGAGAAGGTGACTACGACTGCTCGGTAACATAAAAGTTTTTATGTTATGGATCCAAGTCAGTCGTAGCAAGGGATTTGAAGTATTGGCAGGCGTCGGAATTTAGCCAATGCCTGCCAGACCCAGTAACGAGTAGGGTTACTGGCTCTAGGCGATACCAGCATCCGTGAGACGCTGTTCTAGAACTTCAATCTTGACCAGCGCTTCCTGTAGCGCAGCCGTCAGCAGGGGCACCAGCTTTGATTGGTCGATGCCTTGGTAGACAGGGCTGCCGTCGTCGTCCACTTCATCTTTGGTGCCAGTGACACACTCAGGAACAACGGCCTGTGCTTCGTGAGCGATGAAGCCATCAACCGTCTTGTCAGGATCCGCGATGAAGTTGAAGCGGTGAACCTGAAGCTGGTTGAGGCGATTAGCAGCACCAGTCAGCGGAACGATGTTTTCCTTGAGTCGGTAGTCAGAGGAGGTGTTGTAGGCGGTGGCGGTGGTGGTAACAGAAATGCTGCCTACAAAAACAGCTTCACGATAGAAGTCGAATACACTGCCGTTTGTATCGGTTCTGTTCGCCGTAAATGCCGAGCCCTGATAATTGGCGGCGGATACACGGCCTTTTTCAATCTGCACTTTTGGATTGTTTCCAGTTGCCTGCCAAGGATTACCTGTTGCATTGATGTTAATTGTTCCATCATTGGTAATCCTCATCCGCTCCGTCGGGCTGCTCGCTCCGTCGGCGGTAGTGGAGAACACTAAACGCGAAGGCTGGCTTGTGCCTGCCGTCCATGTACCGCCGTCTCTTACGGCGTTGATGTTTGCCGCTGGAACATGATTGTTACCAGAAAATTCAAGCGTTCCAAGAGCGCCACCATCTAATGGATCTCCTGAACCCTTACAAATAAGAATCTTGCCGCCTGCAGTGCTTGAGTCGGATCGCCCTTGCGCAGCAAGAATCGCATTACCGCTAGACAGACTAGACGTGCCAACTAACAGGCGGCCGGAAGTATCAATGCGTGCGCGTTCGGTGCTATTAATGCGGAATGCAAGTGGGGTATCAGAAGCAACACCAGACTTGGTGGTATCAAGATAAGCAATACCATTAAGACCAGGACCTTCAGATCCAAGTATTAAACGTTGCGGGGAACCATCACTGGAAGCACTATTACTAATTGCAATCGACGCTCCTGTGCCCGTAGAGGGTCTTAGCTCAATAGTTCCAGCAGGGGTGTTGCTTCCAGTGTTAAAGCCAAATAAACCAGCAGATGTAATCCTCATCCGCTCTGTCGGGCTGCTCGCTCCGTCGGCGGTGGTGGAGAACAATAAACGGCCTGGCATGTCGTTAGTGCCGGGAGTGCCGTCTACTTCAGTTCGGATCCATGCTGCAATTGGATATGCATTAGAAGCGTTACCAGCAGCACCAGTAAATATAACTTCGCCCAGCACATCTCCACTTTGCACTATTGTGTTAGTACCAAGCGAGCCACGGGATTTGGCGAAAGTTAATCTGGGCTTGTCTGTGTCATTGGAGAATCGGGCAATTAATAACTGAGAAGTTTCATTGTTAGTGCCAGCGACTTGCGAATACGCAGTGTCAAGCAGTGATGAGCTAATAGCAGTAGACGTCCCCACCAGCAGCCTGCCGGAGCTGTCGATGCGGGCTCGTTCACTGGCCGTGCCACCGTTTGCGTTGGTAGCAAATACAAGGTGGTTGCCATTTTCAGCCGCCCCAGTATTGACTGCGCCAATGTACGCATAGCGGTTATCACTGTAATCAACGGTGCCGTTGGAAAATGCAATTCGAGCGCCGCTGTTAGATCCACCATTGCGATTCTGTAGGTAGAGATGGTCAACAGCGCTGGCGCTATCGCTGCGAAGGTGGAGAAGATTGGTAACTGAAGTGGTGCCGATCCCCACGCGGCCTGTGTGCCTGATCGTTACAACATCAGTAAGTGTTCCACCATTTAATGCTGCAAGCTTCAAACCCGAGCCAACCCCCTGTTCAATAAAGCCTCCTACTGCACCACCAAAGCCATCGCCCTTTTCAAACTTGACGTAAGTATTGGACAGACCAGTTGGGTTTGCTGTGGACTGAAACTCGCCAATAAAAAAGTCAGCGCTTGTATCAGTTGAGTGTGCTGAGAATAGTGCAGGTGGCGCACTCGTCCCAATGCCCAGCCGCCCAGAGCTGTCGATGCGGGCGCGTTCAAATTCTGCTGAACCAGTATCTGTATAAAACGAAAGGAACTTACCCCCAGCCCCTCCAAGACGTTTGGCCGTCAGGCGAGCTTCACCTGTTGAATCGTTTGCATAAAGATTAACACCGGTGTTGTTGTGCGAACCTAAAAAGACAGTATTAGCAGAAGAGACTTGAGCATGAAGTAATTGACTTGGGCTACTCGTCCCAATGCCCAAGCGGCCACTGGAGTCCAGGCGCATGCGCTCTGATAGTGACGCATTAAATACATCCGACGCCCCTGTATAGAACTTAATTTCACCAAGAAAACCGTTAGCACCAGTTCCATTCATCCCAATGGCAGCCATTCCATTAGAACTACCATTGTCAGTACGCTTATAAAAACGTTCAGTTGTCCGATCCCCCACGGTAGAGCCTGCGGAGTCGAGACCAATATTTCCGTCTCTTACCTCAAAAACTTCTGCGGGATCGCTTTCACCGACTCCGATTTTTCCTGTGCTGCGAACAAACA